ATAAAAATCTATTCGTATCTAATGTATAAAACAGCGCACCGCTACATGTAATTTGATTGTTCATACATATAATTAGCCTGCTAGTTCAACTCTCCATGTGCCAACTGGATAATCTCCGTCAATACTCAATAACCATTCGTTATTATTAAATCTGTACTGTACACTTGTATTTAAATTAGTAGTGTATGTGACATCAGTTGTAGTACTTGCATCAAATACAATATTCCACTTAGTGCCGTTCCATTCAACAATGTCGTTTGCACTTGCTATCAATGCACTTGTATCTGCGTTTTGCCAAGCAACTGGTGATTCAGTAGCATCTGCATTACCTACATCATCTAACAATAACAATCGTACACCACTTGTTTTAATAGCACTTGGATTAAAGTTGGTTGGGTCTATAATATAGTCTATACTAGTACGTCCGCTAATAACAGTGTCACTCGGAAAACTATCAGTATCCCAGTTAACTAATATTTTACCTTCGTCAAACGGACTTAGTGTAAATGTGCCAGTAACAGTGCTTGAATTATCTTGACTAGTAAAGAATACACGACTTACGTCAGCAGCATATTGGCCAGGGAGTGCTTCAAATATTTCTCTCCAATTTTTGTTACCAACAATGCCATTTGAATACAACTGAACAGTATCACCGTCAACAAATGCGCCATACGTTCTATAATTTACATTTGCCATTTCTGCTGCCGTTTCAGATTGTGCTTTTCTGCCAAATGCATTTTCAGTAATTCCTGCTCTTGGCACATCATCATACGCATTTAGTACAGGCTTACTTACACCATCTTCAATGGTACCTAAATTTTCATCAAACATGCTAGTGATAATGTTTGTAATAACACCCATTTTGCGTACTTTAGTTGGTGGACTAATATAGATAGGAATACTAAATGTAAGTGTACAAATATCTATCTCACTATCTACTCCAACCGGCACACTTCTATTTGACCAAGTTACATTTTCTAAATTAACAACACTAATACTAGTCCAGTCAATAAAGTTATCAGTAGTCTGCATTTCTAAACTTGGATTAAACAATACAAGTATTTGCTCTAATAGCTGTAGTTTTTGATCGGTGTTTGACGTCCATATGTCTGCGTTTAGTCGCATCATATATGGAGTGGGAATTAAACGTTCAACTGTGTAATTTTTACCTTGAGTATTTAAATACTCGCCTGCATCACTGTCCCATTCGCGTTCTCTAATATTAGTTTTACGTGTGTATGTAGAATCAGTTAGTCTATCTTTGTCTAGTTCTAATCCTGTTAGGTATACTGCAATTCTAGGCGCACTAGGTAGTTTGTTTTCACTATTTTCTCTAATAATGTTTGCTACTTGACGAGTTAGATCACCATAAGTAACAGGCACTTCTTTTTGTATACCTTTTCCATCTTGTACAGGAAAGTTTGCAAGTATGCGCATCATCTGCGTAAGGTATCGTCTTACTTGACCGTCATAAAAATGTTGCATTATGTATTATCCGCTTTTGGCCTAAGTGCTTTAGAAAGACTTTGACGTTCTTCAACTGTCTCGCCACTAATTTGACTAGTTTTAGTATTATTAATAAACGACGATTTTTGTGTTTGTCTTTCTAGTGTATTACTTAGTGACATTCTAATATCGTCTTGTACTTTAACCCAACGTGTACCATCATAGCGGAACATTCTGTTAGGTAAAAAGTCTGTGCGTAAGAAATAGTCGCCGTCTACGTTGTTAGTTGGAAACTGTATACCGAAGCCAAACGGCGCTCCATTAGGAGCTACATCGCCTGAGCCAACTAAGTATCCAGTATAGCCTTCACGTTCTGGCCTGTTTACTATTTCGTCTGCACTAATATTAAGATTACTTGCATCGATATCTGTATCGTCTGCTGTTTGAAGTGCAATACTGCCATCGTCGTTTGTACTTACTGTATAATAATGACTAATATCATAACCACTTTTAGGAGCATCTGCTTCTGCTTGTGCAACTACAGCACGAGAAATTTGCATTTCTTTTTCGTAGGTTGATAGCATATCACGTAGCGTGTCGTTACTGCCTTCTTCTGCTGGTAAGTCTAATATTTCGTTGTATTCTTGTCCATCGTATATTTGCTTTAGTTTTAAGCGATATAAGTGCGGATACCAAGTTTGACTAAATCCTTCTGCTGCACGGTTAACATCTTCCACAACGTAAAAGCGTTTAAGTGCAACACTATAATCATTAAGAGCATATTCGTCTTTAAGATGCGGCAATTCAATTACATCACCTGACATAATTTTTCTACCAAGTGTTTTGACACTACTATTAATATGTATAGTTAACATTAGTGTATCATTACTTAGAAATAATCCAAACTGCGATAGATCAAAGTCTATATCTTGGACATTATAAATGCCACGCATACTGTATACATCTGGATCATATTTTCTGTCTCTATTTTCTAAAAATAGCAAGTCTTGTATATTAGTTTCTTTTACAGCATCGTAAGTAGGCTGATCAGCAGTGCCCTCGCCTTCAGCAGGATTTTCTGCCCCAAGAAACTTGTGGATATTGATGTCAGTGCCGCCGACAGTAAACATTTCTCGAATCTGATTGTCCAAGAAATAATAATCATTGCCGCGTTCTGGTTTATATAGCGATAATCGAGGGATAACCATTCTCCTATTGTTATACATATTTATCGTTCACGATAAATACTATTGGAGAACTTCATATGACATTAGCGACACAAAAACAAGAAGTATACGATTATGTTAACACATTCCTCGGCGGAGGAATGGTTGATGTTGAACTTGATCCTATACACTATCAAACAGGCTTAAATAAAGCGTTAACACGTTATAGAATGCGCAGTGAGCATTCAGTTGAAGAAAGCTACATGTTTTTAACAACTGTAATAGACCAGAATGATTATATATTGCCAAATGAAGTAATGGAAGTTCGTAAAACATATCGAAGCAGTATTGGCTCACGTGCAGGCAGTGGATCGAGTGGTAGTGTGTTTGAACCGTTTAATGCAGCATATACAAATACATATTTGTTGTCAGGATCAAAGCTAGGTGGGCTGGCAACATACGACATGTTTGCACAACATCAAGAACTAGTAGGTAGAATGTTTGGTAGCTTTATTGAATTTAAATGGAGTAGTACTAGTAAAAAACTTACACTACTACAGCGCCCGCGAGCAGAAGAAGAAATACTACTTTACTGCTATAACTATCGCCCAGACGGCGAATTGTTAAACGACTATCTAGCAAAGCAATGGATTAAAGATTATACACTTGCTAGTTGCAAATATATGCTAGGCGAAGCACGTTCAAAGTTTGCAACTATTGCTGGACCACAAGGCGGATCGACACTTAACGGTGATACACTCAAAGCCGAAGCACAGGCTGAGATGGAAAAATTAGAAGTTGAAGTAGCAATGTCTGTCGCAGGCGGGACTGGCTACGGATTTACAATTGGATAATTTTTTAGTTGACAACTAGCATAAATGTGTTATATTAATTATATGATACAAGTTATAGAAAATGCTGTGAACAACAGCTTGCAAGAATATGTTAAATCACAAATTTGTGAAATTGACTTTCCGTGGCATTATACAAATGACATCGTGCGCGATAACACTAATAAAAAGTTTTCGGGATTTATGAGTCCTATATTACAACGAGATTATCCGCCAATGCCAAAGCTGGATTTATTCTTATGCGTATTATTTGAAGCTCTAGAAAAAACTGAAGTAAAATTTGATAATATAGATAGAATACGAGCCGGAATGTTTACTAAAGAACATTCAAATATTATTCATAATAGTCATATTGATTACGAAATGCCTCATACTGCTATGCTATATTATGTTATAGACAGTGACGGTCCTACATATTTTTATGATAACAATAATAATATTATAAAACAAGTTGAACCAAAACAAGGCACAGCAGTAATATTTGATGGGCATACACTACATTCTAGTTCTTCACCAGTTACATCAGATAGGCGAATCGTTATAAATTATAATTTTAATCTTCCACATAATATGAAATGGTCATTTTAACTCAAAGTTTACGCTAACATTCTACTCTTGTCGTAAATACAAGTACAGTAGGGAGAGTCCAATGTGTTCACCGTTTGTAAGAAAAGAAGCTAATAGATTTAACTGGATGATTAAAGGTAAGTTAATTGACACTTCTTGGAGTGACGAAGAAGTTGAAAAAACTTACGATTCATACTTTAAACGACTTTGGGGCAATAACGAAAATTATATTGCTGAAGAAGGATTCGACAAAGCCTATACAGAACGTCTAGAACAAATTTACTTAGAAGAAATACAATATATTGCTGTAAGAGGCGGGCACTACGATTAACGGTTGACAACACTTATCTAATAGTATATACTATATGAAAGTTAGGAGAGCCAAATGAGTAAATTTAAAATATTAGTAATAGGCCACGGCAGGCATGGTAAGGATACTGTGTGTGAAATGCTGCGTGATCATTATGGATACACATTTGAAAGCAGTTCAAAGTTTTGCAGCAAGCTCTTTATCTACAACGATCTAAAGGACAAGTATGGATACGCTGATGAAGAAGAGTGTTACAATGACAGGCATAATCACAGAACAGAATGGTATGATGCTATCTGCGATTATAATGTACCTGATGCAGCGACTCTAGGTAGAGAAATGTTTGCTGCTTACGATATCTATTGTGGGCTACGAA